AGGACGGTTGTTGCCATTTTATAGTTTGGTTGCTAAACTGACCGATTTGCCCAAAGTTTCAGCGATTGTGTTCACCAAAACGTCTATCATTTCGGGGGATAGGGCGTTGCTCATGAACTTGGTTCCCTCGACACCTCGCTCACGGATAGCAAAGGCCATTGTCCTTCCAAGGACTAAACCCTGCTCCTGCTTGGTCCGCATTCGCTTGAGTTTGCGTGAGTAGGTTGGAACGACCGGGATGCCCTTATTTGCAATCCAGTCCGCTATGGCTTGGGGTGGTGGAATCTTCTTGTCGTACCTGAACTTTGAGTCCCTTGCGGATATGTAACTCGATGACCTTCCGTGAACCCCTTGGTCAACGTACTTCCAATAGGGGTTAGCCATGATAGCCACGACTATTTGCTTTGCGGATAGTTCGATGTCTTCGGGGGCGATGGATGCGGATAGCGTTCCCCCTGCGTTTGCGTTCGCTGCTTCAAGGTTCTTCTTCGCAAGTTCGATGACCCGTTCAATCCACTTGACCAGCACGTCGTGGGTTGGCGACTTGCCTCCACCCTTGGGGCCGAGGACTGAACCAATCCCCTCCAAAGCGGTTTCGTCGATGCCCTTCATCGAACCGCTGCCGAACTTCCCTACGGGCTTACCATTGGCGAGGATGGTTGTTTCCATACGGGTAAATGTCCCCCGTGCTGGAATGTGTCTATCTGCGCCTTGCTCGCTCCGCCTCCATCCGTTCCGCTTCCAAAATGTCGTGAATCAGGAGGGCGTAATTGAGAAACTCCACCGCCTTCATGGCAAAGATGGCATCGAATTTCAGCACGTCCTTGTTTGCCATCCGCCACACCACCATCAGCCAGCCGTACCCGGCAAGCGGGCTTACGTCAACTCCCCTGCCTTCGTCATCAGGTGCTTGGAATAGTCGCTCAAAACTTTCAAGTAGGATTCTGAACTTAGCAAAAAAAAACTGACAACCCCCCAAACATCGCCCACCTTGGCGTGCTTCTTCATCAGTTCGGCTCGCTCCGCATGGGCAGCCCCGTCGTACTTTTTCGGGAATAATCCGAATAACCCGCCCTCCCTGCACAAGGTCGCCATGATTCGGTGAAGGTTTTGAAGCAGTTGCTTTTCGTCCGTCGTGTTTGCGTCCATGAGTTCAATCAACTGACCGGCCGTCAACTCGTCCGTGAACACCGTCGGAATCCACCACTTGCCCCCGGCTTTAAACTTTCGCTTGTAACCCAAGGCGGGCAATGCGTTCCACTCGCTGATAATGGCCTTGTAACGCTTTAGGACGCTCTTGGCGGGCATTTCTCGAACGATTGATATATCCACTCCCTCAACGATTGCAACGACTCCTGCTCGCTTGTCGTAGTCCCCAAGGACGCTGCTGAACTCAATGGCTCCGATGCGTTGGAACTGGTCAATGGTCAGGTCTTGGAGTTTCATAGTTTCAAGAAGGTTTTGTAGGACGATGCCGACGATGCCGATGCAAGGTACTGGCTGAACTCCTTATCAGCCTTGCGTTCTTTCTCCGAGTAATACCATGGAATGTGCCTCGCTGACTCAAGCAACGAAACCCCACCGATGAAGTATTCCTGCCGATTGTAAACGGCAAAGGTCGTGTCGATAGGAACGTCAACTCTTGCTGCCATGATGACCCGTGAATTACGCTGACGAGTCGCCTCGTAGTTGTTCACATGGGTATAGTACGACGACCTTGGAGGCACGTCATCCCATCGGAGCGACAGGCCGACCTTGCCTGCTTGGGGGAATTGTTGCAGCCACTCCAAGCACATGGGAATCGTCCGCTTGCTGGTCTTGTAAAGGTCAAGGTCCGGGTCTGTAACCGCATAGAACGGCTCTCCCAGTTGTTGCACCAAGCCCGAAGTCCATGGGGCTTGATGGCCCAAGTTTTCGTCAAGCATTACGACCTTGCAGGGGTTGGTGGCGTACCACTCCAGCAAAGGTTCGTAGGTTGAACCGTTGTCCACGATGTAGATGTCCCCAATCCCCTCCCACTTACTCAAGTCCCTGACCATCGCCTTGGGCCATGTCAGCAGGTTGCGGTTGTTGATGATTACGGGGATGCCCATGGTTAGAACTTGTAAACGGCAATAAGGTCGTCGTATCGACCCGATTCGCTAAGGTCTATGGCCTCAAAGATTGAATTGCTCGGTGCTACGGCTGACAGGTTCACGAACCAATCCTTGCTCTGCACATCTTCAATCATTAAGACACCGCCTTGGTTCATCAACGGTGCATACAGGCTGACGACCTGCAACATGGATTCTAAGGTGTGCGGGCCATCGTCAAGCAGGAAGTCAATGCCGTTCTTAAAATAGTCCCTTGCGACTTGCACGGATTCGGGGGTGTAGGCCGATGCGATGTGAAGCCTTGAACGAGTCCAGTCAATGTGCTTGTCAGCCTTTGGCTTGACTTGGTTGGCAATATCGTAGAACAGGAACTTGGCCTTGGGTAGATACTTGCACCACATAGCCATAGACCCTCCGTGCCACACGCCTATCTCCACGAAGTTGATGTGGTCGGCTCGCATTTCAGCCAAGTACTTGGCATAGGTGCTTGTGTAGTTGTGGCCGTTGGCCTTGTCGGTTCCTCCGTCCCAGTCAGCACCATTGAGGTCTAACTCGTCGAGGATGGCGATCAGTTCTTTGTCTTTCATGGTTAAAATGTGATTACAAACTTTTCGGGACCCGGCCATCCGGGGTTGGTATCGTGGACCTTCGTGTCAGGCTTCTTGCCAATCCAATGCTCTGCCTGCCAACGGTGGTCCCGTACAGGTTCGCCCAGTTCCTTGATGTGGGACGACTTGGCCCACCAATAGGTTCCCCCAAAGTAGGGGTAGCCGTCGGGGTTGTTGTGGTCAGCCATGTGGGGAAACTGCTCCTTGGTAATCCAATGACATCCCACCGCATCCACGCCTTCGAGCAGTTGCATGGACCGCTCCCATGCGACCACGTTGAAGAAGGTCATGCTGCGATTCCACAACTGGTTTATCAATGATGGGTCGCTTGCCCCCTTCGTGTGAGCGTACAGGTACACGGCTTCCTCTTCCTGACTTGCCCGGTACATCTCGGTCAGCGTCGCCTGCTCCCAAGCGTTGGTCCGGGTTACCACGACTTTGACCTTATCGGCCACCATCGAGTTCTCCAGCACCTCCTTGACCGCCTTGCGTTGTTCGGGTGGCCCGACGATGCCGACCCTTATCTCATCCAAGACCCCGATGAGGCCATAGTTGCAAACCGCCATCATGTGCTGGTTGAGGATTAACTGCCAATTCCCTCCGCAATAAATGTGATAGTAGTGGACGACTTTCATAAGGTCCAAAGGAGGGTCAGTAAAGTGAGGATAAAGAAAACGGCTGCAACCGCTTTGCCGATTTCGATGATTAGGTCGATGATGCGTTCGGTGTTCATAGGGCAAAGTTAAATGGCACGATATGCTTTATCAAAATACTCATCTCTATTACAAAAACCTGTTCTGTGGGCGTTTATCCCATCACCGTAAGCATCTTTTAATTGCTCTTTTTCAATTTTTTTGGCGTGATTAAGTTTAGCCATAAATTCCAATGCTATACCTAATGGAATATGTTTACTGATATTTGGCATATTCTGCTCTAACCATTCTAATGCTGTTTGTTTCATGCCTCAAAGTTAAACCACAACATACTTCCCTGAGTTGCTTACTCTTAACTTGTTGAGTGCCACATACCGCATCGCATCGCAGGCGTGGTTGAACGAGTCAATCGGGACCCCTGTGTTCTTGCCCTCTTTGTCGGTGGCCCAAGTGTAGGACCGCAATTCCTTGATGAGGTTGGTCGAGTCCTTGGTAACCTGCAACTTGTAGCGTTTCAAGATGTCAATCCCGTTCCTGACCGAGTCGGGGCCTTTCTCCGCTGGCTTGATGTTAAAGCCAAGACGGTAGATTTCCTCGATGCTCTTGGGTTCTGCTGAATCCGCCACGATTTCCCAAGCCCTTGTGATGCCCAAGGTCCGCAACTTGTCTGCGATGTCTTGGTTGGTAAGGCCCGTAGCGTAGAGCAGTTCCTGAATCAGCAGGCAGTCCCCTTGGCGGTAGATTGCTACGAGTGCGGTTGGGTCGTTGCTAAAGCCCCAGTCAAGCCCAAGGGCGACGAATTTCGCACGGCTGACATCTATACCCTCCACGACCTCGAAGTCCTCGTATATCGCACCCTGAAGCGTCCCGACTTGACCAAGGCCGTAGACCTTCCACCAGTTCGCCCAATACGCAGACGTTTCGGCTTTGGTGCGGTTCAGTTCGATGTCCCGCTTGATGGTATCAGGCAGGGCCTCGTTGTCGTTGTAGGTAAGGATGACCAGTTCTGCATCCTGTTCGGGCAGGACCTCCGTATGCGCCCAAAACTCATGCGTCGGGTTGAAGTCGATGTAGATGGCCTCGCTGGTACGGATTGCCAACTGGTAGTAGGACTCGAAGTCGATGTTGTTCGCCTCGTTGATGTAAACGA